AACCAAAAATCGGGTTTAAGACTCGTTATGGTATGGTTGCTAACCCATTCGCAGAAGGCACACAAGCAGGTCTTGGTTTCCTTAGTGTTAACTCAAACCGCTACTACAGACGTGTTGCTGTTAAAAACCTTATGTAAGCGAGATGCTTATATATCTTTCAAAGAGACCCTTGACGGGTCTCTTTTTTTATGCTATTCTATAAAAGCATACACACATTTACACTATGAACCCCGTAGCACGAGTAACCGACAAGTTTGATGTCGTCACTTTTTTAGCAGATCAATATCTATTAGAGTCTATTAATAGTATCGATAAAAGATTAGGGCAAGGATATGCCAAAAAGAATCCTCAATTAGTTTCTACAATGGTTAAAGTTATGCAAGATTGTTCTTTTGTTAATGAAGGACAAATTGCAGTATTAAATTAGCAAGAGGAGACCCGAAAGGGTCTCTTTTTTATCTAAATAAAGAAAAGAGTAATAATATGTCTCGACCATCACAAATTGAAAATAGAAATTTTCTCTCTCCAGTTGGGTTTAAATTTAATCTTAAACGAAGTCCGGGGGTTGCTTTCTTTTGCAATACTGCAAATATTCCAGACCTCAACTTAGGAGTTGCCAACCAACCCAATTACTTAAGAGATATACCAGTTCCCGGTGATAAAATTGATTTCGGTGATTTAAACATCCGATTTCTTGTTGATGAAGACTTAAAAAATTTCATGGAAATACAAAAATGGTTAAGAGGTTTAGGTTTTCCAGAAGAAGTTCAAGAGTTTCGTGATTGGGAAGCAAGTGGACTTCAACCAAAAAGAAACTATGGTAAAGCACCTCAAGATATTTTTTCTGATGGAACTTTACAAATTTTAAGTAGTAACTTTATTCCTAAATTTAATGTTACATTTAAAGATTTATGGCCTTATAGTTTGACTACTTTATCATTCGATGCTACAGATACAGATATTGAATACTTTACAGCTGATGCAAGTTTCAAATATACCATGTATAATATAACTGACTTATCCAATAATCCTTTATGATTGATCTTGAAAAACTTCAAGAGATGTGGGAAAAAGATGCAAAAATAGATCGTGATAATCTACATGATGAGTCACTTAATATCCCCTCTCTACATGCAAAATATTTTGAATTATATAATACAATCTTTCTATTAAGAAAAAAAGCAGAACAACAAAGAAAAAATATTCGTCATGAACGGTATGAGTATTTTAGTGGAAAAGCAGATCCAGATGTTTATATTGAGAATCCATTTCCAAAAAAGATAAGAGATAAAGATACCATGACTAAGTATCTTGATGCAGATGATAAATTATCAAATGCCACTTTGAAAATAGATTACTATGATACGATGTTAGTATATCTCGAAAGTATTCTTAAAGTAATACAAAATAGAACATTTCAAATTAAAAATGCCATTGAGTTTATGAGATTTAATTCTGGACTGGGTTGATAAATACATATAGATTTATGGATCTATGTGACAGCAAACGTTGTTATATCTAAAGCAAATGAAGTATTCTTGACAGTAAATGCTGAACCACACATTCAGTATGAACTTCGAGATCATTTCACATTTCAGGTTGAGGGTGCAAAGTTTATGCCCCAATATCGTAATCGTAACTGGAATGGTGAAATACATTTATTTGATCTACGGTCAAAAAGAATTTACATTGGACTGTTAGATCGTATCATAGCATTTTGTAAGAAGCACGATTATAGTTATAGATTTGAAGATAATGAATATTACGGATCTCCTTTTGAGTTGAATGAAAGGATTTCGTATGAAGGTGTAAAAGATTATATACGTTCTATTTCAAGAATTTCCCCTCGTAATTATCAGATAGATGGAGTATATGATGCCTTACGGCACAATAGAAAATTATTGATATCACCGACTGCTTCAGGTAAATCTTTGATGATTTACGCTCTTGTAAGATATTATGTAGATAAATCTCAAAAAATCCTGCTAGTTGTTCCAACGACATCCCTTGTAGAACAGATGTATAAGGACTTTCAAGATTATGGTTGGGATTCTGATTCATATTGCCATCGAATATATTCTGGAAAAGAAAAGACCAATGAATATCCAGTTACGATTACAACATGGCAATCTGTATATAAACTTGAAAGATCTTTCTTTGAAGATTATAGTGTAATCATTGGAGATGAAGCTCACCTGTTTAAGAGTAAGTCATTAATATCTATAATGACAAAACTACATCATGCAAAATATCGTTTTGGATTTACTGGAACTTTGGATGGAACACAAACACATAAGTGGGTATTGGAGGGATTATTTGGCCCATCATATAAAGTAACTAAAACAGATGAATTGATGAAGCAGGGTCATCTATCTCAATTGGATATACAATGTTTGGTTCTCAAACACTCTCCACAAAAATTTGAAACATATGAAGATGAACTGCAATATTTAATCACACATTCACAAAGAAATCGTTTCATTACTAACTTAGCACTTGATCTAAAAGGTAATACTCTTATCTTATACAGTCGAGTAGAAACTCATGGTGCAGTTTTATATGAACTAATAAATACTAACAAGAGTGGTAATCGAAAAGTTTTCTTTGTTCATGGTGGTGTGGATGCTGAAGAAAGAGAACAGATTCGTGAAATCACTGAGAGAGAAGTGAATGCTATTATTGTTGCATCCTATGGAACATTTTCAACAGGTATCAATATTAAAAACTTGCATAATATTGTTTTTGCCTCTCCGTCAAAGTCTCGAATTAGAAACCTCCAAAGCATTGGCAGAATACTCAGAAAAGGAACTAACAAAACCAAAGCTATTCTATACGATATCTCTGATGACTGCTCTAATAAATCTAGAAAAAACTACACATTAAATCATCTAATAGAAAGAATAAAAATTTATAACGAAGAAAACTTTAACTATGAAATAATTACAATTCAATTAAAAGGAGACAAATGATAGAAGACGATTTTTATGCTACAATAAAATTTAAGAATGGTGAAGAAATATTTGCCAAGGTAGCAGCCTCTGAAGAAGAGGATAGAACTTTACTTATTGTATCTAATCCTATCGTTATTAATGAAGTTAAAGCAAAGAATGGAATTTCTGGATATCGAATTGAACCATGGTTAAAAACAACTAAAGAAGATATATTCATGATTAATTTAACAGATATCCTAACCTTATCAGAATCATATGATGTTGAAGTAATTTCAATGTATCAAAAATGGGTAAAGGATACAACAAGAGTAAAAAACAAAGAACCAAAACTAAGTCGTGAAATGGGATATATTGCTAGTGTAAGTGATGCAAAAGATATATTAGAAAAACTATTTAAACTCAAAGGCTAATTACCCTTGAACCTCTACAAAGGTTATTCTACACATATTTTAATACCTTGTCAAGTAGCTTGCTATTTTGATACAAAAATGTTATAATTTCTACATAATAATGATTAATAGTTATGGCAATAATTAAACCTATGCCGAAAAGAAAACGATCTGAACATTATGTGAATAACAAAGAGTTTCTTGCTGCTTTGATTCGATACCGTGAAGATGTAGAGATAGCAGAAATTAGAGGTAATCCAAAACCAGTTATTCCAAGATATATTGGTGATTGTTTTTTAAAGATTGCTAATCATCTATCATTTAAACCAAACTTTGTAAATTATATGTTCAAGGAGGACATGATCTCTGATGGAATCGAAAATTGCGTTCAATACATACATAATTTTAATCCTGAGAAATCCAAAAATCCTTTTGCTTACTTTACGCAGATTATTCATTTTGCGTTTCTCAGGAGAATACAAAGAGAAAAAAGACAATTAGATATTAAAAATAAAATACTAGAAAGATCTGGTTATGATGAAGTCTTTCATGGTGACAAGGTTGACGGAATGGCTACTTCCGACTATAATCAAATTAAGGATGCAGTGCACTCTAAACTACGTTATTAATGAAAATTGCGATTATAACAGATCAACACTTCGGGTGTCGTAAGAACTCGCAAATTTTTCATGATTATTTTTTGAAATTTTATAATGATATATTTTTTCCTAAACTAGAAGAAGAAGGTATCACTACCATAATTGATATGGGAGATACTTTCGATAGTCGAAAGGGGATTGATTTTTCTGCTTTAACTTGGGCAAAGAAAAATTACTTTGATAGACTTAAGCAGATGGGTATAACAGTTCATACTATTGTTGGAAATCATACTGCATATTATAAAAATACAAATGAAGTAAATGCTATTGATTTATTATTGAAAGAATATGACAATGTAAGAGTATATTCTGAAACAACTAATATATGCATAGATGGATTAAATATTCTTCTTGTTCCTTGGATCAATTCAGAAAATAAAGAAAAAAGTTTAGCATTAATTAAAGACTCACAATCTCCTGTTTGTATGGGACATTTGGAGTTAAAGGGTTATAAAGTAAATGAATATGTTGTAATGGATCATGGGTTAGATGATAAACCTTTTGAAAAATTTGAAAGAGTTTTCTCTGGACATTTTCATACAAGATCAAATAATGGTAAAGTTTATTACTTTGGTAATCCTTATGAAATGTATTGGAATGATTATGATGATACAAGAGGATTTCATTTCTTTGATACAAACACCTTAGAGCATACTGCAGTTAATAATCCATATCGTTTCTTCTATAAAATTTATTATGAGGATACACCTCATCAAACTTTTGATACAAGAGAATACGAAAATAAAATTGTAAAATTAATTGTTCGTAAAAAATCTGATCCTAAAAAGTTTGAAAAGTTTATTGATAAATTATATGCTTCAAATATTCATGAACTTAAAGTTATTGAAAATTTTCAATTGCATGAGAATGAAGAGTTTGAGGCTTTTGAATCAGAAGACACTCTCTCTATTTTAAATAGGTATGTTGAAGAATCTGATGTTGATCTCAAAAAATCTACAATACAAGATTTGATTAAAGAAGTTTATCAAGAGGCATGTGAATTAGTTTAATGTTTGTTCTAACAATCGTAGGAAGAGAAGATGAAGGAGCATACTCTGTTCAAAATGAAGAAGGTGATAGTATCTTGTATCTTTTTGAAGAACAAGACGATGCTGTTAGATATGCTATGATGTTAGAGGATATGGATTATCCTGAAATGCATGTGATGGAAGTCGATCCAGCTGCTATGTTAAACTTATGTCAAAATTATGATTATGAATACACGGTTATTACTCCAAATGATATTGTTATCCCACCTGATATAGAGCATGATTTTATTTGAAAAAGTTCGTTGGAAAAATTTCCTTTCAACGGGTGATCAATATTCTGAGATAGATTTTCAAGGTTCATCTACAACTTTGATAGTGGGATCTAATGGAAGTGGAAAGAGCACAGTTTTGGATGCTTTAACTTTTGGTTTGTTTTCAAAACCATTTCGTAAGATAAACAAAAGTCAATTAATTAATACTGTTAATGAGAAAGATTTAAGAGTTGAAGTTGAATTTGTAATAGGAACAATAACATGGAAAGTAATTCGTGGTATCAAACCAAATATATTTGAGATATGGAGAAATGATAAACTACTTGATCAGTTTGCATCTGTAAATGATCAGCAAAAATGGTTAGAACAAAATGTAGTAAAGATGAATTATAAATCGTTTACACAGATTGTAATTCTAGGATCAAGTAACTTTGTCCCATTCATGCAATTAAGTGCAACGAATCGTAGAGAAGTAATTGAAGATTTACTTGACATAAAAATATTCACATCGATGAATAATATTATCAAGGATAAGATTAGGCAAGTTAAAGAGAAAACAAAAACTTTAGATCTTAAAAAAGAATCTTTAATTGATAAAGTTTCTATGCAAGAAAGATTTATGAATGAAATAGAGACTCGTGGTAAAGAGGATATTGAAAAGAAGAAAAAAAAGATGGATAGTTTAGGTGATGATATTTGTGTTTGTATTATGCAGAATGAGGAGGCAGAGGATAGTATCTATGGATTGCAGCAAAAACAAGAAAAATTAACAGCAGCATCAGACACTTTAGCTAAACTTAATAATTTAAAAGGTCAGATATCTAATAAAGTATCAATGATATCTAAAGAGGATAAATTTTTTAAAGACAATACGGTTTGTCCTACATGCACTCAGGAAATCGATGAAGATTTCAGAATAAATAAAATCAATGACGCTCAAAATAAAGCAAAGAAGTTGCAATCAGGTTATAAAGAACTTGAAGATACAATTAAAAAAGAACAAGAAAGAGAGCGTCAATTTACAAAAATATCAAAGGAGATTACTAAACTCACGCATGGCATTTCTCAAAACAACTCTCTCATCTCTAACTGTCAAAAACAACAACGAGATCTTAAAGATGAAGTTCAAACACTTACCAATCAAATTGAAAACAGAAATACTGAGCATGAAAAGTTAGA